TCGTCGGTGTCCCAAACGTCCTACTAAAATACGCACTCGCACTCGCCCGAAACCGCACCGAGTTGGCGATGGAATAACCAGCCGTCGAACCACCACCATGCCCCGCGCCAATGAATCCGCGCTGCAAATTCTTGCCGGTAATCCAGTGACGAAGGCGGCGCGTGAAGTTCATGCCAGTGCCTCGCTTGCCGTGCAGTAGCAGTTCGTGCCGTCGCTCATGTAGTCGATACGGTAGGTTCCGGTCGCGCTGATCCGCGATAGTGCCGTGCTACTGATCTTGGTATTGGCATGCGCTGCCACGGCATAGTTGCTGCCGTTGACCAGAAGCACCGATCCGGCCAGACCGTCCGCTTGATTCGTGAAGGTCAGCGTGAATCCGGCGCTCGGCGTGCATTTGAAATTCTGCTTGGCAGACAGATCGAAGCTGCCGTCGTTGTCGGTCAGGATTGCGCTACGTTGAGGGGCCGTATAGTTTTGCGACAAGGCCAGCATGGCAACCGTATTGCCTTCAACGGCGATAACGCCGGCAGACACACGGGTAAGCGTTGTATCCGAGGCATTGCCGAGTTCGATCTGGCTCGCAGAGAACGCTTGTGACACGGAGCCTGCTATTGCGGCATAGATCGGGTCGAAGTACGTCTTTAACCACGCTTTGAAGTTCGCCAACGTCAGTTTCTTGAGAACGTTGCCGGCCGCACTATCGACCAGACCTATCTCGTCAGCATCGACAGGCGTGGTCTTGCTGGAAGCAGCATGCACCGTGGCTGCAATGTCGGCAACGTAATCCGTTCCCGGCACGGCAATCGACGGCACGCCGGTCGTACTCAGTTTGAGCAACCCATCGCCGCCAACAGCATCCAGCGCAGAGCCTGACGCATTGACATAGACGATCTTGTAGTTGTTGCTGACCAGACCGGGCATCTTGTTGAAACCGGCCGCCACGGCATTCAACTCGGAGCGAAGCGGAGCAGAATCGACGCCCGATCCTTGAGCCGGTGTTCCACTTGGATTGTAGAAATCGTTTGACATTATCGGATACCTCGACGTGGCGTGTAATGAACGATCAGGCTGTTGATCGTGAATTGCCCTGTGTAATCGGTGTTATTGGCAAATGTCACGGCAATGTTTTCTGCCGTGCCGGCAAGCTCGATCTCACTTGGAGATAGCGTGCGACCATCCCATACCAAACCGCTATCCCACGTGTATCCACTATCCCATGCAGCCTTCGCGAAATTCGTGGCGTACGTGGCTTCGATTTGTGGGGCGATGGCAGACGACCCGTATCCAAGAGAATATGACGCAGTTATTGCAGCATACGTCGATCCTGTGACTTCCGCAGATGCTTTGCGAAAACGTTTCAGGATGCGCGGCCCTTTGATGGCGTCATAGTTGAGCGTCACGTAGCTTGGAATCGACGATCCGTCGAAGCTGGTACCTGCATCGAACTGATGCACATAGCCGCCTGACGATCCAAAGAATGCGATTTCATTGCCGCTTGAATCTTCACCTTCCCATGTGCAGAACACAGGGTCAGTGAAGTACATTGGCATAATACCGAGGAACTTGTCATTGACGATCGTCGCGTACAGCGCGTTTCCATTCGAGAAGAACACACGATATTGGCTCTTTTCGCGATTCACAGAACATGCCGTAGCGAACGCCCTGTTGCTGACGATCCACGGGCGGATGTTTGCCGTGAGTGACGCCTGATCGAAGTTCCCGTAAGCGATCGTCGCGTTGAGCCCGATGATTCCACGATCGTCGAGAGTGTACGCACCGGACAGGTTTGCCGACGTATAGGGAATGGCCCCAATGCCATTGTTGTAGCTGACAAGGTTAAAGTCTGCAGATGACGACCCGTACAGAATCTCCGTGTTGTTACGGGTTTGTACCAGCAACGCGCCGCCTGATTGCGAACCGGGCAGCACGACGAAGTTCGTGATCGATTCGCCTGCTGATATTTCAGCAGAGCCCAGTATGACCGACCAGCCGAACTGATCGCCAATTCCGCTGACTTGAATACTGGCGTCAAACGCCAGCACGAGATGATGCTTGAATTCAGCAATATGATCGGGCGTATCGTCCGTCATGCCTGTATGGATAGGCACATAGGTCGTGCCGTCGAACTCGAACGCCGTGTTCTTTCCATCGACGCCATAGACCTTTGCAGTGCCAGTCGATCCGCCAAAGTTGGCAATGATCATTTCATATCGACCGTTCGGAGCAAGCGCGATGGTCGTTTGAATACCGGCAAGTGTAAGCGTTGCCCCGCTGCCACTGACAGTCGCCGCACCGGCTGCGAAGTTGCCGCCGCTTGGCGTGTCGATAACAAGCGTGCCTGCAGCCGATCCTGACCATGCCCCGGTTCGCTTGACGACGCGCTTGATCGTCGCGGTAACGCCACCTTGGGTCAGCACCTGCCCTTCAACGGGCGTCGCTGTGCCGCCTGCGCTGAACGTCACTTCCTTGTACATCGTTACCGCTTGCCAGCCTGACGCACTGGATTTGTACAGCACACTGGCAGTTCCGCCTGCGTTGTTGCGGAACGCATAAACAGCGTTGTTGTAGTACACGACGCCGCGCACAGGCCCGCTTCCCGGCACCTGTGTTATGAGCGCACGATAGTAATTCGCGGCAAGGGCGGTGTACATCGCGGATTGCAGTGCGTTGCTCGACTGCCCTGTGACTGCGGTAAGTACGCCGACAACGGTCACTCCGTTACGAATGTTCTCGCCAACAGAGAACGTACCTGTGATCTTCGTGACGGCCAGATACCCGGTCGGAGTCGCAATGATCACTGCAGTTGCGCCGGATGTCTGGCCGTTGATCGTCATGCCAAGCGATACAGAACCTGACAACGTTACGGCCAGCATCGAATACACAGCGGCTGACGGAGATGCGCGACCGTCATAACGTTCGTACCCGGCAATGCGGCTGTAGCCACCAGTCACTGCACACTCGAAATTGAGTGCATTGCGCGCCACGCCCGGCCGTAACGATAGCGTCGGCGTCACCAGATCGAGCCCGCCTTTCAGCAGGATCGTCTCGTACATTACGCGAGGCATGTCCATTGGCTTCATGCCAGCGGCCCACCCATTTGAACCATCGGCAGGCGATCCAGTTCGAGCCTACTGCTCATGATGTTGAATTCGGTCTGCCCGCGCTGATACGATTCGATCGCTGCCTCGAAACTGCCGTACAGCATGAGCGCTCGCCACACGATTGCCATGTGAAACTGGCTTGGAAGCTCAGGTGAAGCATTGTCATCGGCCATTTCGCTCGGTCGGGCAAAGTAGTCGAGCGTAACGGTATATCCGCTGGTAGGCACGATCCCCAAACCGATCGACTTCTTCGGAGTGATCGTGAATACAGTCGGACGACTCTTTGAGTATCGCAACGCGCCGTACTGGTACGAATCGCGATATTCCTCGTAGTCGATATATGACATGAAGATTTCAGATATATCGCCAAGTGTCGTCACATAGTTACGTGCCGTATCCAGTGTCCACATGCCGAAATCAGAAATGTTGATGTCATCTCCTGACCCAACGTCGTAAACAGCCTGACCGTCGATTGTCTGAAACGATGCAGACTTGCGCATCCACTGCCAGTCTTGGTGCATGGACTGAATGTCGATCCATGCCGCCTGAATCCAGTTGACGACCCGCGCCAACTCGCCCGTTTGATTCACGGTCGTAGTCATCGCACTCGCACTTGTGCTTATGCCAGCTTCCTGAATCAAACGGTTGCAGAGTTGGAGCAGGTTCATGATCGTTCCTTCAGCCTTCAGCCATCAGTCGGTTCAGCCACTCGATGCCGCGTTGCGAATCCTGCAGCACCGAGAACGGAAACATCGACGACGTGTTGCGAATGATGCGGTTGTTCGGCATGCCATCCTCGCCTTCGCCGATGCCTTCGTGCTGCGTTTGCACGGAGATCGGCTTGGCCCGGGCGAGGACTTCGACGAACTTGCGCCGAAGAATCCACGGACGGCCGACAGGAATCCACTCGGCGACACCGTTGACGTACACGTCGACGATCTTGCGCGGGTGCTTCTCCTGCAGCGGCTCGATCCTGATCTTGACCAGTTCTTCCATGAACATGATCGCATCGAAGTCGTTGGGGGTAAGTGGAGCAGCGACAGGCTCCACGGCTTCCGGTTCGCGAATAAGCGGTTCGCCAAGCGGGGGAATATCGAAGGGTTGTGCGAGTTGCTGGCCCACCGGCATGTCGCCAGTGTGCGCGAGTTCGGTAGTGCCAATTGCGGGTCGATTCACAGCATCGTTCATGACGATTCTCCGTAGGTTGAAGAGACGGACACGCCCCTCACCCGAGAGGCGTGTCCTGTGACGAGATTAGCTCGTCTGCGGCCGTTCCGGCAGCGTGACGCAATCGACGAAGACCTTCGTGATGCCAGTCTGCGCCGCTTGGTTGCTGGAACCCATCGTCCACGCCGAGCCGGTCGAAATCACCTTGACCAGTTCATAGCCGATGGGGCAGAGCGTGTCGGGGATCGTCGGGAACTGCGGGGCTCCGTTCCAGAAGACACCGGAGTCGTTGTAGTCCACGATCGTTCCTTGCACGACCTTCAGCGCACCGCTCGTGTCGTAGCAGAACACGAACACGCCGGCCTTGTTCAGACCGATGGCAGTAAAGGCCGCACCCGTCACGGCGTCGGTCGTCGGGGTAGCGCCGTTCGACGCGCCCGTGGCCTGATACGCCTTGCCCTTGATGCAGTAGTGGAACGTGGCACCGTTCGACGTGGTGGTCGTCGTGGTGGTACCGGCTGCCAGACCGGCCTTCGCGAAGAAAGCAGTCAGGGGTACGTGTTGCAGAGCGTCCATGTTGGTTCCTTTCTTTAGGACAGTGCGATACTGGGATCGAACGGGCCGACGACATCCATGTAGGTTGTCGTCGCCGTATCGAGCGGGGTGGTGCCGCCAGTGAAGGCAGAAGCGTACGTAATCAGCAGATAGCCGAGCGTAGCTTTGCCCTCGGGCGGCGTCGGGAACTTCACGGCAGCGGCCGACGCGCCTTCCGTGCCGAATCCGACCGACAGTGCGCCGGCCGAATCGCCATAGAAGACCGCAACGTTGTACTTGCCTGCGCTGATAGCCAGCCCGGTAAGGGCCGGCATGTCCTGCGCGCCAAGCGCAACGTGCTTGCCGCTCGCGACGTACGTGATGGCGTTGGCCGTCTTGGCGAGCGCACTGCCGCCCGTCTTGATAACCAGACCGCCAGCCGCGTTCGCCCGAGAGGCGAGACGATCGGCGATTGCCGACAGCATGCGACGCAAAGCCTCGCGCTGTCGAACGTCGCCGAACGCGCCGCTCAGTTCTTGCTGGATGGTGTTGATCATGGCGTCACTCCCATTACAGGTTCGTCACGCCGACGTTGGCAACGGCGATCCAGCCGTTGTTCTCGATCATGGCAGCCTTCCACCAGATCGTGCCGGCATAGCCGCGCTGGCCGAACGGATCGCTCTTCGACTTCTGGCCCGGGGGCAGATAGGTCGGATCGAGCGATTCCTTGCCACGCACCGCCACTTGCGACCACGCGTCGGCCGCCGCCACGATCAGCGGGTACACGTCGATGTTCGAGCCGCTGGTCGAGTACAGGCCGAGCGTGCCGACAGCAGCACCCGCGTCCTGATACGACGGCAGATCGGGCGACGTGATGAAGCGGAAGCGTTCGCACTTGCCGACTTCGTTCGGCAGCGGTGTTCCGGTCGCGTACTTCTCGGCAGGGACGAAGCCCGGCAGATCGCGGATGTCCGGTTCGAGGTCGGTGTGGCAGTAGACGAAGAAGCCCGGCGCGACCGCATCGGTACCGTAGTCGCCGGAAGCAGACAGCACCTTCGTCACGTTGTCGCCATGGTTCGCCTGCAGCGACTTGACGATCTTGCGGATGAGGCTCAGGGTCAGCTTGCCGTTCACGGTGCCGCGACTGGTACCGCTGCCACCGTAATACTGATTGGTGCTGGCCTTGAGAACGCCGTACATGATCATCTCGTTGACGAGGCCGACACGCTCGCCGACCTGCTCCTGCATCGCGGACGG